GCCCGCCGCCTTCGCGGCCAGTTCCAACAATTCACGATCTGTCAGGCTCATACCCCCTCCCCGGCCGGCTGCCCGGCGCGCTTGATGTTCAACTTGGCCAGCAGGTGTGCACGGCATGCGGCGGCACCAGCGGGAACCTGTTGGACCTCAAGCAGGCGCACCTGGCGCTGTGCGGCGTACTCGTCGGCCAGCTCCGCAGCGCCCTTCTGGCTGTCGTGCCCGATGCCGGTGGCGATATCGCCCAGTGGCTCTCCGGCGACCAGCATGCGAATGGTGATGTCGTAGGCTCTGGCGAATACCTTCTCTGCCCGCTCCACCTCCATCGACCCCAGGTTCTGTGCCTCGCATTGCAGGGCCGCGTGGCGCACCGCTGCGTGCGTCCAAACGCGTGACCCTGCCCTGCTGGGGTGGAAGTTCTCCAGCGCCTCTGCCAGGGCCCGCGCAAGCGGCGGAATACCCATCTCTTCCGGGGTCGGCTGGCACAACTTGATAAACTTGCCGCTGCTCGGGGCGAAGTCGGTACCCAGCACCCGGCATTTCTGGATGCCGAAGCGGATCTGCTCCAGGGTGTTGATGCCAGCGGCGACGAAGGACTTGATCCAGCTCCGCTTGGCGGCCTTCAGCGCGTCATCGTCTGGCCAGGCCTGCTTCCACGCCGGGAAGATGGCCTGCAGCTCCTTGAACAGGGCGTTGACGACCTCGGTAGTGCCTGGGTCCAGCTGCTTGGCCGGGGCGTGTACCTCGGCAGGCAGGTTGCTGGCCTTGGCCATGATCTGCGTGACGCTGCGCAGTTTCGGTTGTGCGGTCATAAGCCCCCCAAGTCATCAGCCCAGCTGGTGTCGTTGAAGTCTGGGCCGCTGGCCGGGCGGCGGGATGCGAACGGGGCGGCACCTGCCGGCTGGGGCAGTTCGTCTTCCCAGCGCTTGCCGTTCAGCCAGGTGGCGGCGTGCGGGATGAACTGGCCGCCGTCCTTGGTCCAGTCGGCCGATACGGTCCAGGCAGCCAAGGCCTTGGCCATCAGGTTGAACAGGTCGGCGTTGACCTTGATCTTCGCCCAGGCCTTCTTGGCGTCGGCCTTGCTCACCTTGCGCGGGTAGATCGACCAGAACCGTTCGAAGTCCACCAGCTCGGGAGCGTCAGCGACCGATGGGTTTGTATCTATTGATTGAGTAATAGAATCCTTTATTAAGTAGCTGTCGGTTTGCCCACAGTTCGGTAAACCCACACTTCGGTTAACCGAATATTCGGAAACCTGTAGGTTCGGTTCGTAGTGGACGATGACGCGGCGGCCGAGCACCTTGCCGGTACCTTCCTCTCGCACAACCTCATGGCTGACCAGCCCCAAATCCTTCAGGCAGGCCATCGCCCTGGAGTAGCGCTCACGACCGATCGAGAACCTGTCTTGCAGGTGAGAGCCAATGACTTTCCAGTCGCTGGAGCGCGTCTGCAGGTAGGTCCAGATGGCCAGGGCATCGGGATTGATGATCATGGCCACCACATCATTGCTCAGCGAGCTGTATGGGGCCTGCTTGGCATGGAAGGTGGTTGCCGTGGCCTTCTCCACGTTCACGGGCTTGCTCATGGCTCCTCCCGTTCGATCATGGTGCGCAGATCGCGGTCGAGGTCCGTGATCTTGGCCCAGTCGTGGCCGATGTTCATGTACACCGCCACAACGTCGTTGCTTGGCTCGTCGCACTTCTTGCGCAGCCAGGTGTAGAGCACGCGAGTCTCGGCCATGACCTTTTTATCGGCCTGAAGCTGCTCGGAGTAACGGCGGAATCGCTCGTTCTCGTCCTTGAGCTGATCGATTTCAGCCAAAAGGGAGCGTACGTCTCGCTCATCGAAAACTGGATCAAGTGTTTCCCCGCCCTTTCTCATGCGGTCGATCCGCGCGAGCCTTTCCTGTATTTTTGCGATGCTCATGCGGCCTCCAGAGGCAGACGCTGCCCACGGATGCGCACAAGCTCATCAAGGTTCCAGTAGGCAGCCTCAATCGACACGCCCAGCGCGTTGTAACCACACCACTCGCAATGCCATAGGCCGCCACGAGGACGAATTCTCGGTTTCATGCTGCACCCCGCACGGCCTTGTCGTGGGTGTGCAGGCCGTCCCAGTTCTTCTTCATGGGCAGCTGGCCGGCCAGGTACAGCTCGTACAGGCGCACGGCGCCCTTGCGCAGCAGCACAGGCGTGAAGGCAATGAACGGCTCTTTACCGTGCGGGGCGACTTCGTGCTGATGCTCGGTCATGTACCTGTCGCGGGCGTAGGCGGCGACGCGGTACCGGGTGCCACTGCTTCCCTCGGTGAAAAGCCAGTTCCTGGCCTTGAGGAAGGCGTTCACCTGCATCACGTTGACCCCATTGAGGCCCTTGCAGAACTGGGCCGGGGTCATGCCTTCCTTGAACAGGTTTTCAAGGTGCTCGATCTTTGTGGCCTGGGCCTCGACCTGGACGGTAAGCAGCACGCGGGCCTTCTCCGACTCCAGGGCCATCTGGAGTATTTCCAGCTTGCTGAGGTCGGCGGGCTGGGCGGGGGCGGTATAGCCACCAGTTTTGCGAATGCTGGGCAGCACTTCGCTCACCACCCATTCCTCAAAGCGTTCGGCTTGAGGCATCTTCGAGCGCATTACCAGCCGGTAGACGTCACGCTCGGGGATGATGTTTGCCGAGGGGCCAAGGGTGAACGAATCGTTCACCCCCACCGGGCGCGGGCTTTTGCAGTGGTCGCGCACGGCTTTTTGTGGATTGGAGTAGCCGAGACCTTCAGCCACATCACGGGCAGAGAACCAAGGCTCACCATCAACTAGCACGACACGAACGTCGAACCCCTCGAAATTGAACAGGTTTACTGTGCGCGCCACGAAATCGTGGTTCGCATTTTGTGGCGCGAGGGCCACGGTATTGCTTTGGATGGTCTGGTGCATATATGATGACCTCACACACGTTTTACGAATGCAGTACAAAGAACCGGGCGGCCACCCGGTTTTTTTTGCGCCTGCGATTTAGGTGTCACTTTTGAGTCCCTCTTTAGGGGCCAATTGGTACAGCTTCGCTTTGGGCCTTCCGACCATCGCCGGACCTCCCATTGCCAGGAACTCGATGGCAATCGCCTCAAGTGCCTGATCAATGCTCAAGCCCTTCTTCAAGGCAAAAGCACTGATCCTTCTCTTTGCACCATCACTCAGGTGCTCGTAGTCGATTTCGGGCACGTGACCTCCATAGGGCCCCTAGGCCGCGCTAGACTGCTTGTCGTCCTTGCTCAGCGCTTCAATCGCACCGTTTTCCACGGCCCACTCGATCATTTCGTAGAGGTAGGTCGCGTGCTGCATCTCTGCGCGCTCTGCTGCCCGGGCCAAGATGCGGTCCAGGGTTTTGTTGAAACGGACCTTCCGAGGCGTATCACGCTTATGGGACTGGTCTGCGTACATGCGGGTACTGCTCCTTGCGGTTGAAATGGGTTAGGCGGCGGTCTTGGTTGGCGCAGTGGCAGCCAGAAGGCGCTGAGCCTTGAGCGGCTTTCCATTGGCCTTTGCCAGGGCTGCGATCTTTTCGGCGTACGTTGTTTCGCCGGTGTATTCGGTGCGCGGGAGGCAGCCAGCGGTGAGCCACTTGTAGACGGCGCGCGGCGTTTTCCCGCAAGCGAGCGCAACGGCGGTCACGCCACCTGCGTCATCGATTGCCTTCTTGAGCTCCTGCATGGGGCCTCCAAACGAAATATGAACTGTCAGTACATATTATGTCGGAACTGAAAGTACATGCAAGCGCGTGCGATATTGAACCTATGGTTCAGATAGAAGAAATACGAGCGGCCTTCGCGGCGCGCTTGAGAGAAGCCCTGCTTGCCAACGATATTCCGTCGTGGGGCGGCGGTGCTCGCCTTGCGAAACTGGCTGGGGTCACACCCAAGGCCAGCAGCAAGTGGCTGAACGGAGAATCGATGCCCGGCGGGGCCAAGATGCTTGCCCTGGCTTCCGCGCTCAAGGTCCGGGTCGAGTGGCTGGAGTACGGGCGCGGTGGAATGCGAGATGGCGATCAAGAAGCCCCGAAGCCATTAGCTTCGCAACCCGCCGACATTCCCGCCTTTCCTACCGAGGATGACGAAGAGGACTCCTACGTCCACATCAAGCAGTACACCGCCCTAGTTTCGGCTGGGCCAGGTCAATCCAATGACCATGTCGAGGTTAGGGGGACGCTCGCATTCAAGCGCGAATGGATCCGGTTCATGGGCCTTAACCAGAAGAACCTAAAGGTAATTTACGCGCAGGGCTCGAGCATGGAGCCAACCATAAGTGATCGCGACGTTTTGCTGATTGATGAGTCACGGATCGATCCTGTGGACGGCCAGGTGTTCGCGCTCTTCAGCGAGAACAAGGGCGCCATCGTCAAGCGCCTGATCTTCTCAGACCTAGAGGGCTGGATAATTCGCAGCGACAACCCAGACAAAGCACTTTATGCAGACCTCAAGGTGCCGGACGGAGAGATCCATGAGCATCGCATCCTTGGTCGAGTAATTTGGCGCGGAGGAGTGCTTTAGTCATGCCCCTAACCAAGCCCCAACCGAAACATCGCATGCTCAATGAGGGATACAAAGTGGGCGCAGCGCTATGAGTGAAAAATTAGTAGTCGAGCTTGAGCAGGTTGAGGCCTTAAGCCTTGAGAGGATTCAAGACTATCTCTTGAGCGTAGGTGTGCTCAGGGCATGCGAGGCATGCGGAGCCTCTGCTTGGGAGATCGACCAAAACGGTGATCGTGTAGCATTCACTCTCACGCCGCTATCTGACAATCCTGACGCTGGCCTTGTCCTTCTCCCCTTGACGTGCCAAACCTGCGGAAGCATGCGACACGTCAACGCCGTGCATATGACTAGAAGAATTCTGGAGAAGGAAACGAAAAGTGTCCAATGACTCCAATGTTGTACATATGAGAGGAAAGGGCAATACTGACGGGAGTCGTACGCCGCCTGGAGGTGGGGATATGGAAGCTCGCGTAGCCAAGCTCGAAAGCCACATCGAGTACATGCGTAGAGACATCGCAGAACTTAAAACCGACGCCAAGGGCATCGGGTCGGATGTTTCTGAGCTGAAGATTTCTGCAAAATCCGCAGAAATCACGCTTGGTCACGTAGATAGCCATATGGTAACCAAAGGGAAATTAGCTCTCTGGGCTCTCATTGGGTTGGCTACGGTAGTCGGATCTGCCATAGGGGTAACCTGGTGGCTTGCCCAGCAGTATCTGGGCCCCATTCTTAAATCACTACCTAACCTTCCTCACTGACGCCCAATAAAAGCCCGCCTAGGCGGGCTTTTCTTTGCCTGCGTGATGGCTCAGGGCCAGAGTGGTAGGATGGGCGAATCCGCAAAACCGCGAAAGGATTCTCATGCCACTCATCACCTGCCCTGATTGTCAGCGCGAAATTTCAGATTCAGCACCAGCCTGCCCTGGGTGTGGGAAGCCTTCCACAAAGATTGAATTCTCGGCTTCTGACGGCCCAATATCAGGCAGGGTCTATCAGAAAAAAAGGCCTATTACCCTATCGCGGCTGATGATGTACGGAGCAATAGCGTGTTTGGCGTATGCCTTTTTTTGGCCATCTGAAAAATCCACCACCCAAAAAGCGCCGCCTATTGAGAGGTCGCAGTCGAGCACTGCGCAAGCGTCAAGCTCCGAAAGCCAGGCTCGCATCCAAGCATACGCCAACTCGACAAGCCTTGGCTGGTACGGTGGCGATAAAAACATCGTTAGCTTTGACACAGCCCCTGAACCATCAGGCGCAGCATCGTGCAATGTGCGGATCAAACCAGAGCGAAAGACAGTCGGCCAGACCGTCAGCATCAAGTCTGTATCTGGCAAGAAATCTCTAGACATTGAGCTTTTCAAAGGGTCGTGGAGAATTTCCGCCGGGTCGGTAGTGCCTCTGACAATATCATTCGACAACGCAGCATCGTATACAGTGAAGGCTCATGGGTTCAGTCGCGAGGTCTCCTTCAAAATACCCGTTGAAATGATCCCAGCCTTCCAGGGGAAGCTCATTGAGTCATCAAGGATGACGATTTCTTTCGTGGAGGGTGGCGAGCCTAGCTGGAGCGTAGATCTTGCTGGAATCGGTAGACCCATGGCCGACCTTCGTCAGTGCGCGATGAAGAGGATCTTGGAAAACCCCTCAAGCCAGCCATTGTAACCATTGCCCTAGAGCAATTTAGAAGCCCGCCTAGCGCGGGCTTTTTTGTGGGCGCAAGAAAAATGTGTACTTTTGGTACTTGACGACTGTGAACCACTGGTACATATTTACACCCATCGAGGCGCTACACAGCCCCTCTGGAGGCCCTCAAGCCGACCGCTCTTTAACAAGCCAGCGCAACACAGAAATACCAACAGACCGCATTGCCTCTACCGGCGACCGGCGATCAGACGGGTCAGATAGCCCGCCCACGGCAGGAACACCCTGCACGGCTGATCGAGAGCGAAACGCTCGAACCGTTAGGCCCAGTAGGAACGAACGACCCGGCAAGCAATGCGCCCCGCCACCCCGGCGGTAATGGGACAGAACGATTCACTGAAGCACCTGGGCGACCGGGTGCTTTGGGAATCCACTGGAGGAACACAGCATGACCACGATCATCAAGGACTCCTTCACCAGCGGTGCACAGGTGAGCATGGAGATGGACAAGGACGCAGAGGAGCTTTTCGTCTTCCACTGCCCGGCCGGCCAAGGCTGCATCGTCAGCAAATGGCCGCTCGACAGCTACCACATGCCGATTGCGATGGCTCATTACGAGGAATGCTGCGAGCTGGAGCGCGCAGTGTGATTTCACTGGCTGGCCTTGGCGACAGGGCCAGACGGGAAATCAACCGCCCTGGAGGGCAAAGCATGAGCATCACATTCGACGCGGATAGCGTCAGCGTTGAAAGCGTGGGCCGGAACAGCCAGGTGCGCGTGACGGTTGACGCCCAGCCTCGCGAGATCGCCGCCGAGCTGGATATCGACGACCGCCTGCACGACCTTGAGCCGCACGAGATCGTGAACCACATCGGCGCCGGCGAACTGCTCGAGACCATGGATGAGGCCGAGATCTCCGAATGGCTGGCCAGCAGCGATGCCGACCCGACCGAATTCCTCAGCGCTATCGGCGAGGAAACGGTCTTGAAGTGGCTAAACAACGAATAACCACCCTGGAGGGCAAAGGATGTCTCAGACATTTGAGCAAGGCTGGGCGGCACGGCCCTTCGCGCAGCAGTTCCCGGAAATGAACGCCGACGAGGCCAAGCGCCTTGACCACATCAACACCTCAATCACCACGCTGTACCTGGCGGGCCTGCTTACTGACAAGCAGGCGAACGAGATACGCACCAAAAAATTCCCCAAGGTCGTCACCA